CCTGTAATACCTGTCGAAGCAGAGAGGGTAGTGAATGCGCCTGTCGAAGGTGCAGTACCCCCAATAACAGTGCCATCAATTGTTCCACCATCAATATTTACGTTAGACGCAAGATCAACGGTACCAGAAGCCGTAAGGTTAGTTACAGTTGCCGGGGCTGGGGTTGTTGCACCAATCGTAGTATTGTCAATTGTACCGCCATCAATGTCTGCGGTATCCGCATTCAAAGTATCTATATTTGCGATACCATCTACATAAAGGTTACGCCATTCTTTAGCAGAAGAACCTAAATCAGATGTGTCATCCAGATTAGGAATAAGGTGGCTAGACACGGAAGCGTTAACCGCCATCGTGTTACCAGTACCTGTACCAATCGTAGTATTACCTGAAACAGTTAATGCATCAGCATTTAGCTGATCAATTTCAGCCGTACCATCAATCCAGATATTTTGCCATTCTTGAGTAGACGAACCTAAGTTATACGCGCCGTCTGAAGATGGGATGATGCTTGAGTCTACACGAGAAATAAATGTTACGGTGTCACTAGTAGCGTTACCAAAGTTAACGTCACCATTCGCATTTAATGTGCCTGTTACTGCGAAGTCTGCATTCGCCGTAAGATTTCCGCCAAAGTATCCAGTACCCGTGTTAGTAATGTTGCCAGAGCCGACGAAATTTCCTGTAAGTGTAATATTACCGCCCACAGTAGCATTGCTTGTAAGGCTGATAGTATCGCCACTGACATTATCAATATACCCTGTTCCATCGATGTAAATGTCCTTAAATTGGTAAGTAGAAGAACCAATATCGACGGTGTTATTAACTTCTGGAGTGACGCGATTATTTGGGGTAATCCCCATCGCCTCAGTCCATACTGCGTTATTGACTGTATTGGTTATACAAAGAAAGGCACGGCCATTGCTCGCATTTAACCAAATAGAGCCCGGTGCGTACCCACTACTAAAATCATCTGTAGTTGTTGGATTAGTTGTAGCTGTCGTATTGTTCTTACCGCCAATACCACCGTGAATTGCAGGAAGATATCCAGTGATAGATGTAGTAAGATCAATTTTCGGAGAGTTACCGTTAGATCCGTCGTGCGAGTGACCCGTAACCGGATCAAAAGCAGTCGCAAGCTGATTGAACTCCGCGTTTAATGGCGGAGCCGTAATATTACTTCCGTTTACAATGTCTGCTACAGACTGTCGTGTATAACCTGCCATTTAGCGTCTTCCTGCGATACTGAATTCAAACACAATGCCCTGAATACTGTACGGATTGAAATCACCGAGCGTAACGAATGTTAGCTGTGTCGCGTATCCTGAACCTTGAATTGAGGTAGTCACGATAGGTTTCTCGTTACCACCATAGTTAATATTTACGCCGCCGTAGTTAATATTACGTCCTTTATACCGAACGGGGGCACCACTAGAGACTTGTGAATACGATGAGGGGCCTGATACTAGGGGGTCATCCCAGTCATAGGTAACCGCCATATTAAGAGTAAAAGGGCCTTCCGCTCGAACAAAAGTGTTCACTTTTCTCATAGTTTTACGAACTTCAGTGTCTCCAAAGTCGTAGTAGGGAGTTGCGTAAATGGCTAATATGTCTGAGCCATCAAATGTACTGCCAACTTCCTGTTGGTAAATTTTACCATTATAATCGCCGTGTAGGACGAGTTCTTGTCTATTTACATAAGCAGATGCCGTAGCACTTGCTCTAATTCCAATTAGTTCACCAAACTCCCAGCCTAGTCTTTGGTCAGCGGATCTAAGACCACCAATCAATCCATAACTATCTGTTACGTTTGTATCTTCATCCCCGACAAAATAACGGAGTTGAGATTTTGAACGAATGACTACACCTACAAGTGAGTCAAGATCGTAATCTCTAGGTAGATCGACAAGTAACTGTTGAATAGGTTTAGAAATTGTTTCTAATTCAACGTCACCAATACGCGATGTACCAGCAACCGGGCGAAGTCCATCTGGTGCTAGAAATACCAGATCACCACCAATTTCAAGGACACTATCTCTAGCAATACATCCAACATTAGACGTTACCTGATCAATTATAAAACCAGCGGTAACATCCGCTGTTACTTTCTTAATACCGTTTGAACCAAATACAAAAAGGTTATCACGGAAAGGCTTAAACTGAACAACGTCAAAGCCTACTGAAACTTGTCCTGCACCATTTGCAACATTAAAATCATACCATGCATTTGGAGCGGAATGAGCAATTGTTGCATCGGTTAGTGCGTTACCACCAAGAAATAAGTGGTTTTCAAATACGCCTACAAGAGCCGGGGCCGCTAAACACTGATCACCACCGCCTGTATTAGTTGAGTGGCCTGACGCGCTTGGGCTTGTACCCGCAATGCCTGAACCTGTTGCTAGTTCTTCCCAGTGCTGACCATCAAATACAATAGCTGGGTTAGCACCATCTACAAAACAGATATGGTTACCATCACCAAAGTTAAAAGTAGCATCTCTTACTTTAGTAAGTTGATCACCTAGCGTCGTAATAGTTCGTCTACGAGCACCGTGATCAAGAGTAAATTTAGCATACCCTGTTCCATAGTTATAGCGATAGAAACAATATTCGTTAGGATCTATTTCTATTACATCAGCCGCCGCCGCTGGGGTAGTTAGAGTAACCGTATTTCCTGAAACCGTAAAGTCTACAAGGTACGTTAATCGCGTACCATTTTGATACACATGAACGTCTGTAGAAAAAGGCAAATCAACATTTCGTAAATTACTGTCTAGCCCTGTAAAAGTTGTCTGAGCAAATGTTGCATCAAACCTAAATTTTTTAACCTTACGCGAAGTAAGAACAATCGTTTCGTTTAAGGTGTCATCCTTAAAAATAGAAAGACCTAAAATACGTCCTTCACAATCATCCGGGTCAACTTCCTGATAGGTAGTGTCATATGGCGCAAAGCCTTCAATACGACGGTAACCACCGAACAAGCTAACCTCATAGTTAACTAGTCGTGTTGCGGCTCCCGGGTTGTTCTCTGAGAGATCTAGATGGTTCTCATTTGAGTTCAGTCCGCCACCGCAGATAACCTTAAACGACTGAATACGATCTGGCATTAAATAAAGACCCTCTTAGTATTCAGGTTCACTGAAATTCGGGTATCTCTAATCGCTTCGTATTTATTCATTAGAATGCCTTGCATTTCCTTAACTCCCTGTTGGAAGAGTTGTGCGGAAATACCAGCCGCTTCCATATTATCCCTGAACATATACATTTGCATCAGGGCACCTTCGATAATCACGTTATCGTATGTGTCTGGAACGCGTGTTAAATCACCGTACGCAACCAAATCATTATGCGTTTGGTAATAACGATACTTAATTGTGTAAGCCTGATCTGGAGATGGCGTTACAGTAAAACCATTACCAAAGCCTTCAGCAACAATTGTGGGAATACCTCGTCCGGAGGGCCCTGCATTATCATCCAAATCTTTATACTGTGAATAATAGGTATCGCGATCAATGTATTTTAATTGAGTAGCTTGTGTTCCAAGAGAGGTACTTGCCTGTAGTTGAAACGAGTTAAAATCTGCTACTTTTAAGTATTGAGGCCAAGAGTAATCTTCTTGTCCTACTGCTAAAAGCTGAGTGTGTTCTACCGCGTTAAACGGCCACTCATATTCAGCCTGATTGATCTTAGCAATTGAATTCTTAATTGCGTCTTTAGCTGTCGCTTGAACACCACGCACAGACGGGAAATCAGCTTGAGCAATCTCAACCTCATTCAATCTGCGTAGTAACTGGTTTGTTAGATCAAGGAATGTAGACACAATATTTTATCTCTTTTACATACATAAAAGGGAGTGCCCCCTAAGAAGAGAGCACCCCCTATAGCTTATGCTACGTTGTAGTTTGCAGTGAACAGAGCTTCAGGACGAAGGATCTTACGTCCATAAAGTTGCATACCACGAACCTTGTCTGCGAAAGTGTTAGGATCGCGGAAAGACTCAGTTTTAGCAAGCTGTTGTGCAGTTGCTACCGCTGAATCGTGACCTGCGACGATCACACCAAAGTTAGTCTCAGAACCAGTGGAAAGCGTAGTACCAGCACCAGTACCTTCGTATGGAAGGTTGTTGGACTTGTAGATACGGAAACCACGGATAAGACCTTCGCCAACGCGTCCGTTACGGATCTCATCGCCACCACCGAAATCGGCGTTAACGAATTTAGAGTTTTCATCCATCAAGATCTCGTAGAACACTGGGTCAGCTACGAACCAACGGCCATCAGTGTCGACATTCGCCTGATCCATCAAACGTGCAATACGGTTAAGGATAGCAAGCGGAGAAGTGATACCACTAGCACCACCGCCAGCGGCGACAGGGATAGAAGTTACTTCAGCGGCAACACCCAAGTCAGAACCACCGAAGTCAGTGATATCTAGCTTGTTTGCGGCAAGCAATTCGTCATTGCCCGCTGTAGCGTCGGCTTTAGTGCCGTTTACAGCAGTACGACGTTGCCAGCCACCTGCGCCGTCGTCTTCCCAACCAGCAAGGTAACCAAGAACCTCAGCATCGAAGTGGTCACGCAATTTATACGCGGCACGATCCGTTGCAAGATCCATGAAGTTAACGTGCGAGTGGGCAGTCTCGATGTCATCCATTGCAAACTGGAAATAGTTTGCTTGATCGACGATCAGCGAGAAGTCAGCGTCTGCAATATCTTGAGTCGCAAGTGAAGTACCACGAGCGTAAGAATTGACAGTGATTTCTGGCTCTTTGATAATACGAACAGAGTCACCAAAGTTCGCGATCTCACCAAAGTAGTCAGTGTTAGTTACGTCTTCAACGACGGAACTTTTGCGGAAGGTTTTTTGTACCTTCTGCGAGTAGATTACTGGGCTAAAGTTACCATTAGGTAAGTTGGTATAGCCCGATGCACTTGAAAAAGCCATAATATTCTCCTTGTTGAGTAGGCTAAACAGTCCGATCTAAGTCGGATTTCGGGTTTAGTTGGTACTGAACAGAAAGCATATCTATAGCTAAGGGCTAAAACCCATTGGGTAACTTTGCATACAGTCTTGTACGAAACTGTTAGCTAAGGGCCAAGTGTTTCAGGTTATCTTAGTGATATTCTTCTGAAAGTTAATAATAAGAGGTAGGCGCATACCTGCGCGGCTCTTGGCACTTAATAGGTCTTAACTAATGTCAAAACCTATTATTAGCTGAGGTTAGTATACCACGAGTATTGTACCTTTACAAGTGATATTAACGAGCACCCCCAGATAAGTCGTAATCAAACGTATTGTTTCTCATAGATTCCAGAATAGCGGCCTCGTTAGCCTCGTATTCCCTAGCCGACATCTTTTGGACTTGGCTCTCTGTGAAACGCTTACGCCCAGAAACTGGAGCTTGAGCACTACTTGTACGTCCTACAGCATTAGCCGCGTCTTGCGGTGTAGCTTTTTTACGACGTTTAATGCCCCGGTCAGCCTTGTACAAATCAATTGCACGAGAAGCCGCTCTAGCATCCGTATTATTCTTATAAAGAGCATCCTGAACATACTGAGGCTGTTCCATGACCCAATCGTGAAAATCTTTGTCTGCACGAATTTTATCGAAGTCAGGGTGAGCATCCCGTAGTTCTTTTTCAGCTTTCTCTCGGTTAATTTTAACCTCAAGTTGCTTCACTTTATTGAGCTCTTGTTCACCGATTGCCAATGCTTCCTGCACACGCTTTTGAGCAATGGTATCGATAATTTTTGCAACATCAGGATATTTCTGTGACCAAGCCGCTACTTCCTCTTCGGTTTTCGGGAACTTGATCTGTTGCCTAGTTGCTTGAGCTAGTTGCTCTTGCATCTTCTGTAGCTGTGCGTCCTTCTGTTGCATAGACGTTTGCATATGCCTACGAAGATCGCCGTAGCGTTTTTTGAACGTACCCTCTTCTGAGTTATCGTCCATATTTGTTTCCTGTTCGGACACGTTTTGTTCCTGTACAGGTTCGTCTTTTGTATACACGTCCTCTCGGTACGCGCCTTGGTATTTAGCCATATTTACTCCTTGGGGGCCTCAAAGTAGCTCTCGAAATTGAGAGGGTCTGCGGGTAGCCCGTTCCCACGCAAATTTTGTATTTACTTCATTCGCATAACAGCAAAACGTACTGTTGGTTTGTAAGCAAACTGACCTTCTTTAGTTGGGTATAAGTCTTCCTCTTCCTCTGACACAACGCCATCAGGTTCCATAAATTCTTCTACGACTTCCGTTACGGTTTCTTCCACTCGGTTGCCTTCGGGTGTTTCATATTCCTCTTGAAGCTCCCCTTCCCCTTCTTCGGCAACACTTTCCTCTGCCGAAACATCGGCGTCCTCAAGTTCCTCGCTATCGGATTCCTCGTATTCAATTTCGTCCGCATAGTGATAACCATAACCTTCACAGTGCTCGCACTCACCGCCGTCAACCTCACCTGTGCCATCACAAGTTGGGCATTCAACAGTTTCGTATTCTTCTTCTTCGTCTTCGAGCGTCTTAATTTGTCCTTCGGCTTGCATCATCATCAAGCCCATCTTCGCTTCTGCACGAAGATCCATAAATGTTTTCAAACCGTGGTAACGAACAACATCGGCCGGAACCACATATTCACCTTCAGAAAGAACCGCAGGAATATCATCGCGAACATTGATCTCACTAGAACCCGGGGGCACTGGGTTACCTGAGATAGGATCAATTCCGACCATTGGCTCATCTGGTGACATCATACCATCACAACCACAATCACCATTGCCGCCACAGCCACATGGCATACCACCGTGGTACATACCTTGTGCTTCCATCTCCATTCCGAGATCTTCTGTGCGACGTTCTGCGGCCGCTACTGCGCTTTCGACATCTTCATAAGTGGAAAGCTCCTCACCAGTTACTGGATCTACTGGGCCATTTTCAGCAACAAATGCTTCTAGTTGCTCTTGGCTCATTTGGTTACCTTCGGCGTCTACCGACGGCATATTGATCCACCCATGTTCTGTTTCAAAGGTGATAGTTTTTTCCGAATAGTTTTCACCATTCTGATCTACGAAGACTTCACGTCCCACGCTAGTTTCTGCCATTATTTTGCCCCTTCTATTGCTTGTTCACGCAATGTCTGGAAGCGTCTTAGCTCTGCGATTGCGCCCTGTATTTCAAGGATTTTATTGTGTTCTTTTGTATTTTCTAAATAGCCGCGAAGTGTTTCAATACGCGCTTCTACGAACACCTGTAATAGAGGGTATTGTTCCGTATTATTAACGAACGGTAATATTTCTTTCGCTACTTTCTTTTCCATAATTATACCATCGGCGGTTGTTGAGGTGCGCCTTGTGGAGCCTGTTGTGGCTGTTGACCACCATTATCTCCGCCGCCACCGCCAGCGAAACCCGGTGCTCCCGGTTCAGGAGCCATACCCGGTGCTATGTTTCCGCCACCATTACCCGTAGGGTCTTGTACTCCCGGAGGCATTGGGCCCTCTGGGCCACCCTGTTGTGGTTGTGGCATCATCGCCGCAATTTCAGCCATCATCTGTGCTTGAATTGCCGCTTCGCGTGGGTCATTCAAAATCTTGTCTTCATCCAGATCCATAGACGCCGCCATCTCACGCAAGATGTAATCGTATTTAACGAACGGTGCCATTGCTGGGTTAGCGGTCAATTGCATAAACTGAAGTAGACGCTGAGATCTGACCTCATTACGCATCAAGCTTTCTGTACCGCGTGGAATAATTTCTAGATTACCTTTGGCTACATCCTTGTCGAAGTTGAATTGCATATTGAAAGCAAACAACGCCTGACCAAGAGGGGCCAACATATAATCGTCCATGTTACGAACAACGGCCTTAATGTTCTGTGCGGCCGCACCCATCAACATTGACATACCAGATGCTGTCCTGCCGACAGACATAACGCCAGACATACCGTGTGAGTATGATGGCATACCAGTAGCTTCGTCACTTAGCTGACGTGCTTTATCGAACATCATCAGACATTCGTTAGTCACGTTCGGGAACTTAGTTCCGAAGATAGCTTGACCCGGTGCCCCTGCTTGACGCCTAAATATCTTTCCGGGGTAAACAGAAAGGTCTTGTCCGGGGACGAGATTAGTCTCGTCTATTTCAATCAACAGGTTAGATGATAGAGCCGCGTTATCGACGGCCATACGCATAAACCCGTTCATAATTTCCTGCGTGTCTTCCATATTTTCAGCAAGACCTACTCCGAAGAAGGAGTATGGATTTACTTCGTACGGAACCGCATGGAATGGGATACGACTTGGCGTAAATGGGTTGATTACTAAACGTAAGATTTGTCCGTTACAAATCCAAATATTTACTTGGACTTGATCACGATCAAAGTATTTTTCAGGGATGTCCATATCTGCCTGTTCGGCAGTTTCTAGATCAATCATCCCCCAGTATTCCAGAACTTCAAAACGATTGATATCTGGGTTCTGATCATTATCTTCTAGGGCGTTTTCCCAGTGCTCTGGGCGGTAGTTAACGCCATATTCAATAGCTAGTTCAATTGACTCATCACGAAAATGCGGCCTATTTTTTAGGGCGCGAAGCTGAGTACGGCTCATACGATGGCGTTGGATTACATACTCAGCCTCACTAATATTCCGGGCGTCTGGATCAGGGTAGAAATCCCAGATCGAAACAGACTCGACTTTCGGAATAGTTTTGAAAAGAGGGTCATATTCGCCTTCTTCATTCCAACGCGGGTACTCTTTATCGTATGCAAACGGGCCTTTGAGAATGCCTGTTCCAAACAAGGCCATCTCGAACGCTACATTACGCAAGTGTTTACTTGCATCGCTTTCTTCAAGCTGATCGTGAATAAGTTTTTCCATACCACGAGCAACCATCTTAGCGGGCTCGTAGGTAAATGCTGTAGGAGTAACGCCGGGGCCCGGACGCAGATCATCTTCAATACGAGATAAATCTTCTTTAAGTGGGCCAAGGCGATCCATGATATCAGGACGAGCAATCGTCGCTGAAACCTTAGAGCCATCTACTTCTGAAATTTTTTCTTCATTAACTTCTTTAGGATCGAAATGAACTGAATCCTGAATGTTCATTGTGACCGTAGGTGGTTCAATACCAATTGGGAATTTAGAACCTGCAAATAAAACGTCTACGATCTGCGCGTATGCCGCGAGAACCTTCGTCTTAGTAATCTTGATGAACGCCTGTGATTTTTCTTTGTCGGTAAACTGCGTATCTGGCCCGTACAATCCTCGGTAGTTTCGGTATGCTTTAAGCCAACGCTCTTCATCTTGATCACGCCATGTGTTTGATTTTGAGTAGCGACTTTCTACCCAACCTACAACACCATCCATCTCAAGGTTTTCTTGAGCTACATCATCCCCTTCTTCTAACGAAGCGGTGTTGCTGTCAGGAAGGTAGTCTTCTGGTTTATCTACTATTGCCATATTTTAATATCCAAGCCTCATACTAGCGGGTTTCCAGCTAGGTTCCTTGTTCATTGTGCCCCAATCATCGAAAGGTGATTTTGCTTTCGGGCGAGACATAACGCCATAACGTATGCTGTCATAAGCGTGGTCACTGCGATATCTAACATCAATATCATCGCCCCCTTTCGGGTCATTCGGTATGACAGGTAAGTCCGCAATTATCTGTCGGCAGTTATCAAAAAACACTATGCCGGGCATTTTGCGTTCCTCATCATACTTGAGGAGCTCATGGAGCCTGTTGCGTCCTGCAACTCTAGCTCCCGCACTTCGATCACTGGGACGCCATCTGCATCCTTCAGAAATCATCTCTTCGGCTATACTCGGGCCTATTTGTCCGCGCTGATGCCAACAACTAGAATCTAGTATACCATATTGGATCTGATCGCCGCGCTCTAACTGAAGGATAGCCTTTGCTAGATCTCGCCCTGTATGTTTGCTTACATAAAGCTCTCGGTACACAATAAGTGTCTCAAAAGCAGGATCTATCGCAAACCAGTGCACCGCTGAATACGACGAATATCCATAGTCACAAGATCTAAACTTCCGCCAGTCTGATGGGATCTCAAAAGGTTCCACCACATGGTGATGCGTTCGGAATTCTGGGAATGCCGCGCCATCTGCGATGGCCCAGTCACCTTCCAAGAGTTGCCGTCTTTGCATCTCAGGAAGCGATAGCAGGTTAGCCTCATAATTACCTTCACTGTATAGATACGGATTATCTTTAAGCGTTGCAGGTATGAACCTACGGTTAAATAAAGGCTTCCCATGTTTCTCGTGTCCTTCGGGATATGATAACACATCCCCGGTATCTATGTCTGTAGCCGCGAAACTTTTATTCGCTGGCGACGGATCAATAAACATCCGTTTAACCCATGAGTGGCCGGGGCCACCGGGGTTGCTTGTTGCCCTCATAAAGATAGGCAACTCAGGATCTGTAGTACGCAAACGTGAACGCATATAGTTCCATGCGAACGGTGTTGCGTGTTGCGTTAACTCATCAAATGCGATGTAGCTAAACGCTTGACCCTGATAACGTAGAACGTCTTCTTCACGTTCTAGGTAAGTCATCCAAAGCTTGGCACCTGAAGGGAAGACCCATTGGCTCTTCTTCTCCTGCCATTTCGCTCCCGGGTACGCTTTCGGATAAAGCTCCTGTGATTTCCAGATGAGCTCTCGGAGTTCATCGTTGGTTCGTCGCAGGATAAGTCCGTTGAAGTTCTTATTGGCGAAGTACCTGAGAGGGTCTGCGAGCAAGCCGTATGATTTACCGCCGCCCGCCGCTCCGCCGTATAGTACTTCTCTTTCCGATGCCGAAAGAAATTCAGTCTGCGGGCCCGGATTAGGCTCGAATACGACTTCCCGATCTTTTGGTTTAGCATCGAAATCTAACCCGTCGCTAACCCCCCTGTTTTCAAATGTGTGTGTTGGGGTGCTGTCACTGGATAGATTTTCATCGGTACCCTTTAATTGTTCTAATTTTTTCTTTGTAGCCGTTAAGCTACGTTTCGCCGCCGCCTGTTTTTTCTTTAGGCTTGCGAGTTCTCTGTCTTCTCTAGTTTTAGGCGCAGTTTTTCGTTTACGCGCATTAAGCTGTTTGCTCCGCTGGCTAGTATCGCCGCGAGCGCGTTTCCAAATATTAGCAATGCCTTGATGGCTGATTGTTTCGCCAGTAGTTTCAGAGAGCCAAGTAGCGACTTCACGGTAACTTTGCCCATTATCGAGGTAATCCATTGCTTGCTCGACGTGAACCACGATTGAATCGTCTGCTTCAAGTACGAGAGGATCTTCCTTGCTGGCTCTGTAACCATATGGAATTTTAGCGTTTTCATTTGGCCTTTTTTTATTATCCCAAAAATTATTCGTTGTTATCTTCATGTTCAACAGGCTCGGTTTGTTTGGGTGGTAATATAAATATTCCGCCCTCTGGCCCCCTGACTTCTACCTGTTCCTTTTTGACCAAGCCGGAACGGTCTAGAATTTCTCGCGCCGCCGCAACTGCGTTGCGAGCACCCATTGCTGAAGGATCGTGCAGTACATCGATCATAGAAAACGTGGCTCTAGGTGCATTCATTGCTAACATCATACTTGCGCGATCAACAATCTCTTCCCTGAGAGGGTTAACTACTTCGTGTACCTTGGTAGCATCTGAGTATCCTG